CCAACACCTGCATCAAATAACGCATTGTCTCTTACACTGGAATTAACCAACGGTGGTGCTTTTACAATGACGTGGCCAACAGGTACAAGGTGGGCCGGTGGTGTTGCTCCGACGTTAACAGCAAGTGGTACAGATGTGCTTGTTTTCACTAAAGCTGGGACAAATAACTGGAGAGGATATTTATCCTCCAAGGACAGTAAGTAATGGGTTTTTGTACAGGAGTTAGTTTACTTACTGTGTCCACTGATCCAACATTGAAAGCTTGGTTTGATATGGAAAGCGGTAGTACATACGTTAATAAAGTGAACCCTAGTCAATTGATTAACTCAGTAAGTGGTCTTCAGACAACAAGTGGTTCTGTATCAGCAAATCTTGGCAGTTATCACACTGAAACCTTCCCGTCTTCTGTTGGTACAACCAACAGAAGTTTTAACTATACAACTAATCCAATAAATGTTTCTAATTCATTTAGTGTTGGAATGTGGGTTAAAAATACAGGTGTTGGGAATGTCCAGCTAATATTACCACCAGCAGTAGCTAACACATGGCAACCACTACTACCTGAGACATTAACACTACCGCTAATTGTACCCAAAGATTGGAACAATTGTTCTGGTTGTCTACTGTTTATAGCTAGTGTCCCTTTTGAATCAGCAGAAGATGCTAACTGATATGCTAGTCTCACACTGTTAGAAGTAGCTGCTAATGTTGTAGAGGTACTGGAGGTTGAATCACTTAATTGAACAATACCTGCTTGGGTGGTAGACGATATAGGGGTTGTATCATAAATTGTCCAAACATTCGATTGTTTTCTAAATCCGTAAACCTTCCCTGTTGCAGCGTTTATTACAGTACCTACACCTGCACCATATTCGATGATCTGAAGTACATAAAATCCGTCAGGTATTCCTACGGGGCGGTTAGTCGCGCCAACATTTACTCTTTGAGGACGGGTGGTTGTTTCAGAAACCAAATTCCAATCTGATAAACCAACAACATCATCTATGACAAAATAACCAATATCTGTAATGTCTACTGTAGCCTTTAGTACGTTAGTAGATGACCAACCTATTTTAATTGTATTACCAAGTTGACCAATTCCGGTTCCTTGTTGTACAGGGGTATACCCTAAAGCTATTTGTCTACTAGCAGCTAGATCGTATGCGGTTTTTACACTATTGGGTGTTGCAGAAGTGGTGGTTGATGTACTATTGATAGAATCCACTAATTGAACAACACCTGCTGTTGTTGTAGAAGCAGAAGGTATTGCACTAGTTGTTGCTGAAACAACCCTACCCTTAGAATCTATTGTTAGGGTGGGTATTTGAGTAGAAGTACCATATGTACCAGCAGTAACTCCAGAATTGGATAAAGTTGCTGTACCTGTGACATTAGCACTGCCATTAAAACTAGATGATGTCCAAGTCACATCACCAGTCATTCCAATAGTTCTACCAGTTGTAAGGGTAGCAGAAGAACCAGAGTTGGTAATGTTATACGTACCTGAAAGTCTGGCACTAGGTAATATACCTGTCAAATCTGACGCACTTCCTGTCGAAGCTACAGCACTCAACCCTAACGCAGTTCTTGCTGTTGTAGCCGTGGTACCTATATCAAGTAAATTATGTTCACCAAAGTATTTATACCACGAACCCCAAACCCCAGCAGCTTGTTCTCTTATATACAAGTTGCGGGATGCAGATGTCCTTCCTATGGCCATTTGTACATGATTTTCAAATGTACGTGCCAAGTGTAGAACCAACCAGTTTCCTGCACCTGTGGGGCGATTTAAAATAGTAGAATCTGCACCATACACCCCAGAAACATTGACTTGATTAAGGTCCAAGGATGGTAAATTAGTGACAGGAGTGTTAGACAACCACCCAGCATCGCCAACTTTCATAACACGATTGACTGTGGTGTCACCATTAGATGTAGTGACATCTAATGCGGCAGAAGACCCTAGTGTGGGTTTATTTAATAGTTGAGCGTCCCCACTGGTTGCGTTCCAATCAGTGTTAACATTGACCTCTGCACCTGCTGCAATACTATCCAATTTTGCTTCTAATTCTACACTGAAAGATGCCGTTGTGTTAGTTAATACACTGTTTAATGGTTGTTTATTTCCGAGCTGTTCCTGAATAGGACTTACAACCCCATTCAAGTAACCCAACTCTACATCAGACACAGCCCCAATGGTGGTTGTACTTGGTAACACTACTGTTCCAGTGAAAATAGGGGACACTAGCGGGGCTGATTCGTTCAACTTTGTAACTTGTGCTGGAGTCATAAAACCGGAAACAGTTGTTGTAGCATTTCCGTGCGTATGAGAAGCTGTTGCAAAATCTCCAGTATTGTTGAACGCTGCTGTACCTAGCGAAACAAACTCAACACCGTCTTCTGCATTTTTTATTCTTACAAATCTAAGAGCGTTGCCAACATATGAATCTGGTACATCAGTTAACCCTGTAAAAGTTGTACTACCACTACCACCAGAAATTACAATATTACCACTACCTAACAGACTGACACCGTTGATAGTTTTGATGTTATCACCACTAACAAGTGTTGCTTGTTTAGAAGCCAAGTCTGTAACTAAACCCGTAATTGTAGATTGTGCTTGGGAACCAGTATGATTAGCTCTTGATAATAGAAAAGAATCAGTTTGGTTAGCAGTGGCATTGTTTGCTATATTAGATAGTTTTATTTTCTCACTAGGGTTAAAGAACCCAGAGGTGGTTGTAGTAGCATCAGCATGTTGTGTACCACCACTACCGATATGACTGGAAGGAGTAGCACCAACATTGGCTGCGGTTAATACCACTACACCAGTTTGTCCGTTTACACTATTAACAGCTTGCCCTGAGGGTATTTTTTCCCAAACAGTTCCGTTAAATCTAATCTGGTCTCCCACATACCATACAGCGACACCGTTGATTGAAGTTGTTCCCTCTACTGAGACAATGTACCAGCTACCATTGGTTCCTGAACTAGATGTAATGGTTGGGGTATTAGTTGAAGCGTTCCAAGCGCCTAAGTAACTACCAGACACGGGGAGATAAACAGAAGGTACTTTATTATCCGAACCAAGTGGAGCTACACCATTTGCTACTCCTACCAAGTTAGCATTTAGTTTAGCGTCTAAAGTAGATTGTAAATTTGTAACATCTGAGATATTACTAGTCTTTACTACTAAGTTACTTCCGTTGTATTTATATTCAACTTCTGTAGACTTTAGTATGAAGGTCATCCCTATAGGAGGTTCAGCAGTATGCCAAGAATTGTTAGCTCTAAAATAAACCAACTTAACATCAGTTACAAAGTAAGCATCACCATCTGCCGGAGATGTAGGAATTAGTGTAACGTTGGCTAATATTGCATTTATTCTGCGGTTATGGAAGAAGGCATATTGAATGAGGTTATCATTCATCCCCTCTCCCCAGCCATTTTCGCCATTATCCCAACCCCAGTTAGATGAGATAAACGGATCTGTTAATTGTGTCATATGACCTCATTAGTAACCAAATGCTGTGTAGAAACACTGTACTCCGCTACCACCACTACCATCTCGGTGGTAATTAGCAGCAAACCCGTTAATGTCCAATGAACCGTAGCTTAGAGAAACATCGCCTCTACCAATTATTTCTGCAAAACTATTGTTTAATCCGAAACACTGACTTGAGAAGGGTCTTGGAAAATTAACAACAGTGTTTGAATTTTTACCTGCGGTGTATCTCCCCCAACGGATCTGTAAACCACCTAACCAACTTGGGAAATCAATCCAACCGGCAACACCGAGAGAAATACTAAAACCAAGTTTCAGTTTTTTAGGAGTAAGGAATTTAGTATCATTGATACCAGAAACGACTTCTGAATCTGTTGCTCGTTGAGCCAACCCTTCTGTAGTATCGTTTGCTGATACAATACCTAACACAGCTCTTGAGTTAGCAGAAGAAGGTGAAGTAAATAAGGCGTCCCCGTTACTTCCTACACCTAAATAAACTCTTGCTATGCTGTTTGTAGGGGATGTTACAAGGTTTTGACCAATGTTGGTCATACCCAGCGTGTTACGTGCTGTGAAAGCATCAGCATCGTTTAGCAACGTGTGCATGTAGCTTGAAATTTGAAGATTAGTTACTACACTGTTACCGTCCAACACCTTACGCCAATAAGCTTCACTAACGTCTGTAACAGGGTTAACGTTGGTGTTATTTTGTTTACAAAAATAAACAGAACCATTACTACCTAATGTCCAGCTAAAACCACCAATGTAATTAGTTTTATCATCCCACTCCATGTACCCATTCTGATTTATATGGGCAATGGCCAGATCGTTACGATTGTGTAGGTAATTAAATACTTGATGAGGTGGAGCCTCTACTTCCCAACCTTTGTCTAATTTATTATCAGTTGGAGGAACCACTGCACCAAATGCAGCCCAAATCTTATTCAATGTACTGGGTTTTACAAACTTAGACATTAGAGAATCACCCCAGTTGAAAATATAATATTATTACCAACAGCGTTCCAGTTTCCATTAAGCAATACTATGTTACCACTTGTCTCCACTCTAACTACAGAGGTTGTTCCTGTAATCGACCCAGAGTGTACTGTAGCAAACGCCATTTGATCACTACTAGGTCTATACCCCACAGGCAGTGTTGCAACCGTACTGCCTGTAACAGCAACAGGGATGTTGATTGCCCCGTTTATCCATAAGACAGATTGACGTACAGAAGCTTTTAAAACAGGATAAGAAGCGTGGTTGTTGAAATTGTTTTGCAACGTCAAAGTAATTGTTGGTTGATGTAGAGTCTGTGCTGAAAAAACAAGTGCCCAGTTAGTGAATGTTATATCTGATACTGGGTCTATCCCAAAATGATCCGTTTTAGCAAGGTAAACATTACCATTACTTCCTTGAACATAACTCTTGTACGCAGTATAAGGAGTGCACATGTCATGTTGAGGAATACCTCTTTGATTAGCGTGGGCAATGAAATCGTCTTGCCTACCTTCTAACCAATTAAAATCTTCACATGTGGGTATTTCTTTAACGTAACCTAAATCTTTCTTTGAATCACTAGGTTCACGTTTATTTCCAAGACGTGCCCACGGTTTAAATAAATTCTGCGGTTTAATAAATTCTGTCATTGTGTTATTCGCTTATGTACGTTGCTAGGTATCCACCATCACTCAGATCAGGTGAACCTGTACCACCGAAATCTTCACCCCATGTATCACCATATCCGACTACATCTGTAGCACTACCAAACCCTTTTGCATTAGGTACTCCTTGAAAAGCAAAGAAACTTTTATTATCGAAGTAAGCGTATTCCACACTAACCCCTATAGTTATTGGTATCAGTTTGCTAGGGTAACCAAGTTCGTAGCTGGTGAAATAAAGTAGGTTTGTTTCTAGTTGACTAAGAGGTCTACCGAAGAAGATTACAAGATGAGCATTTCCTGTTTCTTTCAAGTATATTGGAATCTCATCACCAAATAAGAAAACTAAAAAATCAATCAATTCTTCAGGTGTTGAAGCGGTACGATTCTTTAAAATCTTGGAACGTATGAACAATCGGTAGGTGTTATCATCCAGTCTATAATTACCACCAGTAGGAGAACCTTCACTGTAGAATACACCACCAACTGAAGGATCATTAGCATCACCAAAGGTTGCTCCGTTTGGGTAACCCTTAAAAGCGAAATACTTATAAACATCAAGAGAGATTAGATCACGAGGTTGACCAACAATCCTACCAATAATGTCTAAGGACTCCCCTTCAGCTTCATCAATACTTCTTTTCTGTAGCAAATCTTTTATAGTGAGTTGTAGATCCTGAAGACCTTGCATAATAAGTTGCAAGTATTTGTCAAACACTGGTTTGTTTTTAAACTGTTCGGTAACAAGCTCTCTAGCGTTATCCAAGAATTCTTTTTCTACAAAAGGTACTAACATTATGTTACGCTCACTGAAATGTTTACACTACTAAAGCTGCCAATCTGATCAAAATCTATTGGAATGTTAACTGTACCTGTAGGTGATGGAGATGTACCAATAAATAAACTATTTATTTGATGCCCTTGTACAGTGTTGATTGGGGTGTATAATCTACTGTATATAACATCTTCCCCCACACCAAACTCTGATTGAGTGTATTCTAATATTGCAGATCTTATCTGGTCAGCACCATCAGCGGGGTAATTGGCACCAGTAGTCAAATTGATTGCTATGTAAATAACTACAGGGTCAGGTCTTGTGAAGTAAATATCTCTAGGAAAGTTTTGCTTATCAATAATCTCTACTGATGTGTTACCTACAGAACCTATTCCAACTGGGTGATTTTTCCAAATAGTCTCAGCAATGGATTCACTCTCTCCACCAAGAATAACTACACTAAAACTATGAGGTGGTATACCGTTTGCGTCAGTAATATCTGTGTTGTTATCATAAACGTTGACACCCTGCACTCCAGCAACATTGAGTAATTCAGAATAGAGAGAGTCTATAATATTAGAAGATTGTACAAATTTACTATTTCTAAATCTTAATCTAAGCTCTTCGTCTGTTTCCCTGTCTCTACCTACAGATGCGGCAAGTGGGTTTGTAACACTATCCCAACCTAATACAGGAGTTTTTATTACATTCAATGAACTAGCTTCTGCTGCTTTAGGGCCAGTCTCTTCACATTGAGCATTAACTAGTTTAGCAACTTTAGTTACATTCAAATTAGAGCTTGTTGAGAACGTAGAAGTTTCAAAGATGTTATCTTTCTCAATAGTGAGTACGTTTCCGCTTATAGATGCTAACAATTTAGGGTGAGCTGAATCAATTAATGATTTTATACCAGCCAATATTTCTGACTCAGTTGCACTACTATCTGATGTATAAGTTACAGTATTAGTTGCACTAAGTGATATAGTGTATGTTATGGAGTAAACTGTTGCGTTACTTACTGAAGAAACGGTAAGTAGTATCCTCGATGCTGAATTAAGATCAAGACTCAAAGGTGCTGTAGTTACAAATGAATTTACATGTACGTTACTACCTACAACCTGACCTATTGGAACAAGTGTACCTCTGTTACCTTGAAGTAATAGCGTCACTAAACTACTACTGGCCTTCTCCCTAGTCAAACGTAAATATTGTACTATATTGTCTAACGCTATATCTGTTGCTGTGTTTGGATCAAAGGAACTGAACAGTAATTGTAATTGTTCCCACACATCAGCTTGTGGAACTGAAAACAAATTAATAAATCTACCAATTGTACTACTATCAGAGGTATCTACAATCCCATCTGCACCTACCAAATCTTGGAATATAGGTACAGCGTTTGTTCTATTTTCAGTCAGAATATCTTCTAAGCGTTTTAACTCAAAACCTGCTTCGGTCAGTCCAAATGTCATTGCTTTCCTCACAGTGTTATGTTAATGGTTTGTTCTGAAATGAGACCTTTGTCATTTTTTACTCTGAATGACATCTTGTACTCAAAATTCTCTAATGTGGAGTTGAAGCTTTCTATTTGCACAACCCCTTCTTCTTTGTAAATCTGTTGTTGCATTATGTTGTCAACATCTTGTTTACGTACACGCATACCTAAAATGCTTTGGAAATACGGTACACCGTATTCTGTATTAAAATTATATTCACCAAGGAATGTACGTAAACGGATACTCAAACGTTGAGCAACAACATTGAAATCATCAAGTGTGACAGGACATTGACCGTTGATAAATACTAAGTCATTGTCTTCCCCAAGTAATAGATCCATTTGTTCCTCACGTTGGTGGTAGTGTTGGTTTTGTTGTAGGTCCAGATTGTATAGACGGCATTTGATGTGTATGACCAGATAAAGATTTACCTGATGCTGTAACATCCCCTGAGACTGTCTGGGAGCCTGTTTGAGCGATGTTACCAGATAGGGTTATGTCACCTACCCAGTTGGTAGTAGAAGCGTCTATATTTAACTCTGGAGTGGTTATAGAGGTACTACTAGATGCGTTGAGTTCTGCCTCACCACAATTAACTTGTACTTTCTTGTTTGGGGCATTCACAATCATATCCCCGTTAGGTTTGAACCTAATCTCCACTTCATCGCTAGTGCCAATGTTATGCGCTACAACCAAGTCCTTTGTAGAGTGAGGTAATGTTCTATTGCTTTGGTTGTTGGCTGCTAAGCGTCTCGGGTTCAATCCTATAAGAGCTACCGCATCTTTCTGATGATATTTAGCGTGGTTATCTGGAGTAGAAGGTTTACCGTCACTCTCTTGCCATCTCTCTAATGCCCTCATCGAGAACATACACCAGACTGTATCACCAACTTCAATAGGCATTGTAATTGAGGATGAACCAGTCGAAGGCATTATTACCGGAACACGAAGGATTGGAGGGCGTTCTTTAAAAGTCTTATCCAATCTGAACTCATTCAAGCTTGGTTGCACGTCTACAAGTTGTTCAGTGAAATCATCGTGGATGTTAATTACTACGCAAGGAATGCTTGTATAAACATTATTCATCTGATTCCAGAATACGTTCTTCAAACTCTCCTCAAGAGTGGGTTCCCTAGCCATCTTTATTCACCTTCTCTATAGCAGAACATCTGACATCCTGTATCCAACTACCGTTTCTCCAACTACCTGAGTAACGTACAGAATCTACTTTAAACCAACCTTCAATCTCAGTGTCTTCTAATTTTATTATCTGACCAGCGTACACTTCTGGATTGATCAGCATTGTGAACTGAACACCTTGCTTTTTAACACTGTCTAATTTTGTTCTAGTTACATCACCTGATACGTAGTAGGGTATTTCAATCAAACCGCTATCAGGAGAGATAACTAAAGCTGAATTGAAGTTTTCATTTTCAGCTCTATCTTTATCATTAATGTAAATCACATCGGCGTCAATACGCCATTCCAGATTATATGTGTTACATAAACCATCTAATGCTTCTTTTGCTGTACCAGATATGGGGTAACCCTTCAGAACAACATTGTTCAAGTTTGTACCATTGAATGATGTTCTTGAAATGTTTGGAATTGCTTTTGTAATCTCAGCAGCAACTTCTTTAACTGTTTTACCAGCAGGGACTACCTTAGAAATGATTTCATGATTAAGCTCAGTATAACCACTTCCAAGAAGTAATTGAGTTATTCGTTCAGTACCAGACTTTCGTATAGAAACATTAACAACTTGACCAGCGAACAACAACTTATTGTTTCCACCAAACCCTACACTAAAGACAGCAGCAGGGTAATCCGTTTCTAATAATTTAGCTCTTTCTCTTGATAAGTTTGTGACTTCAATAGAAGCAGAATTACCACTCTTAGAATTATCAGATGTTTTACTAACATCGAAGCTAATTTGAAGATCATCAATTTCTACAGCTTCGTTTGTATTATAGTCACCAATAATTAAAGAGTAACTGCGGTCATATTGCATCGTCATAAATGTAACTCAGTTCGTAGTAATCTGCTAAGTTGGTAGGGTAAACTTTATAGAACTCTATGGAAGCACTTGATTTAGGTATCAAGTAAAAAGCACCAGTTAATCCCTCGATTATATAGTCTTTACATACTGGGTAATTAGGAACTAACCCAACACCTGATACTAATTTCACACCATCTACATCAGTGATCATCAAGGTGTACATGTTCAATATTTCACTGTAAGTAAATCGCAGTGTGTAGTAATTACCTTGCAGTGTAACCGAATATTTATAATCCACATCATTTTTAAGAGGGAGTGCAACATGTTTAATTACCATACCTATTCTCCAAAAGTCCCTACATCTATAAGTACACTATCAAAAGATTTATCCGTGCTGACTTTTTGCTTACCCTTAAGTAGGTCAGGTACGCCATCTTGTACCGTAGAATCGGCTTTACCACCGTTTATAGTGGTTGCTGCTTTGTTCTTAAGATCTTGTGCCACCAGTGAATCCCTTACGTTTTTAGGTATCTGTGCCTTTCTTATCTTAGAAAACCTAACTTGTTCTAGTGTCAGTTCACAAAATAAAGCAGAACCGCTTTCGGGTGTAGTATTGAACCTAATGTTAGTGAGAACCAAGTTTTCTAAAGGTCTACGTTTTAACGTGTTACCCAGATATTCATAAAGAGTTATAAGTTGTATCTTACCGTCTTCAAACAAAGACTCCAACTGTTCTTGTATTGCAACTATTGTCTCAGATGACTGAGCAGCTAAAGAGATTGATGGTGAAGTTGGTCTAAACAACTGAGTTAAAGACGCAGGTATTAAATCTACGAAAGGATTACTGTTTGAATTAATTCTCACAGGATCAACAATACTTTTAATATTTGTTGGGGTGTTACCGTTTTCGTCAGCAATTCTCTTCCATTTAGTGGAAATGTCTACACCAGAAATAACACCAGAGATATTGATTATTGGATTATCTCTTGTAAAGTGATCGGAGATGTTACCACCACCATCTATGGGGTTCTTACTCACCGTACCAGACAGTTGTTTAGTGAACGCAGTTACTGCATCAAAGTAAATAAAACCTTGAGTAAGTGGTGGTACATCAGCGTTGGCATTAGTGTAACCCCATTGAATCGCAATACTCATTGTCACTCTCCTACGGGGTTGTTAGCATCTAATTCTATTAATTTATTTTTAAATATTCCCCAAATCTCTTCACCGTTACCGTTGGCATGGGTGATATTCACTTCGTATTTGTTTTGGACATTTCTACCTTGTTGTAACGAAGGTACTGTTCCACTAGTGAGGTTGTCTATGAACGCATTTGTGGACAATTGCATTGGTTTGAAATCCCACAAACCTTGCATCATATTACCTATACCTTGGCCTGCATTGGCAAGCGGATCTGTCATGTATCTTAAACCATAACTCCCAACTAACCCACCAAAAGCTAATGCCTTATCACTTACTCCGGTAGCTGTATCATACGCATAAGAGTATTTAGCAAGTTGTCCACCAAATCTCTGACCAGCAAACCGATTCTTGTAAGAGGCGGGCACCGTATCGCCGTTGTAATCCTCACCTAATGCCATTCCAACCAAAGATTTACCACCGCTTCTCCATGCAGCAATATCGTGGATGAATCCAAATAATGTTGTAAGTGGGATCAAAGCCCTTCCTGTTTTGGTGGAAAGTGCTAGCATGGCGAGGCCGATTGTTTCAACACCATCCCGTACTTCAGGGGCCATGTTGTTCAGCCCATTAAGTGCTGAGTTAAACACACTTACCGCCTCTGTACCATCTTTGAATACACCAGAGAACCACTCAAGTGTTCTTCCGAAAGCTTTTGCTGTGGCATCTGAATTAGCTAATAACGTATTAATTGACTTCCAAAATTCCATCTGAGCGTTGTAACCACCACTCTTTCCTTGGAGCATTATCAGATCTTCAAAACGCTTAGCAGCCATGTTCTGTTCAAAAGCAGAACTGTCTTCATAACCTTTCCAACCTTGTGCTGCTTTTTCTTCTAATTTGGCAAAGAACTTAGGTAGGGCTGTGTTTGGATTTAGTTGTCCAGCTTCCATCATTTTGAACAGAGCTTTCGTATCCCCACCAGTAACCGCTTCAGCCATCAATCTTATTGCTGCCGGTAACCTTTCTGCTGTTTGTCCTTTTAATTCTTCGGCCATGATTTGCTGTTTAGAAACCATTTGAGTGATACTCTTAAAAGTACCCTTCATGGCTTCTTTATCTAACCCCATTACCTTACCGTAACGAGTTAAGGATCTAAAACCGGATTGCGCAAAAGGTTCAAGACTTGTACCCATCGCAGAAGCAAAAAACTTAGTATATTCTGGTACAAGCTCCCTTCTTGTTGCACCTACTTCACTACCCAATCTATCTAAAAACGCAAGTTGTTCTTCTGCTTTCGACCTACTTCCTGTGACAGACTCCATAGAGACTGGCATCATTTGTAGCTCACGCATTGTGGTATTTAAACTACGTAAACCGAACCCAGTTAGTATACCACCACCAGCTAAGACACTATGCCACATTGTCCCCAAGCCGCGAAGACTAGAATTTCTAGCCATGTCATTAAAGATTGAACCGCTTTTTCTACCACCTGTTTGTGGACTAAATGTTGGGGTTCGTGGAACTTTGTTAACAACGGGGGAGATGGTTACTGAAGTCTTTGCCCTAGCTAACGCTAATTGTAAAGATTTTTCCAGAGAACCTTGATCAATTTTAAAATTACTTACAGTAAATACAGTAGTCCTAGATGCAGCATTCAGTGACTTATTTAATTGTCTAGCTAGCTGAGCATTGTTTACTTTAAACAACCCTCCCATCACATCTTGTTTTTCAATCCTTTGTACAACCCTAGCAATCCTTTTTTCTGCAATAGAGAAGAACTGGTCTACTTTCTTTAAAGAGGCGGTGTCTGGTTTGAATTTAACACTAGCAAAATATTCTGCTATTTGTTCTGAAAACATCTAATCACCTATTTGGTTGCTTTTCTGACTCCAATCTTTGTTTTTCTTTAAGTTCTAAATTCTGAATCTCTACGATCTCATCTTTGAAATCCAATATTTCTACAACATCAAACAAGTGCTTAACGTCATATATTGTACGAAGATCGTATAATGTTTTTGCTGGGTCAGAAGAGGCTAGGCAAACCCTTGCTATCAGTGGATCAATAGAAAAGGTGTTATTTAGTTTTTCTCTTTTCTTACTCGATTTGGAAGTAGTGGGTAATTTTACCTCTACTACATCTCGCCCAAACCGAGTTCGATAAAAACATCTGAATAATTGAATTTAATAATTTCAATAAGTAATTTCACAATTACTTGAGTCTTACCAGAAAAGCTACTATTGAATTGTGCAGGGGTGATACTTAGACTGTCTCTCACCATACCAAATACAAGCTTATCCTCTAATTCAGCAAGAGCTTGGCTGCCTTTCTTGAACAACTCAGGCATCAACTCTACAGGTAAACCTATATCAGCTTCCTCACCATCTTCTGAAACTGGGAGAGGGTTGTCTTTATAATAAGTACGCATACTTTGCATTAGGTCTGCATAAACAGGAACTAATACTTTTTGTACAATCTTACCGTACTCCCAACCGAGTTCAGCATTGAATTTAGTTAAGGTGAAAGACTCTACACTTTTTTGTCCTTTAAAAACGTACTCAATGTCAACTATTTTTTGTTCTCTTACTACGAAAGTCATATAATGTCTAATCTTCTCAATACGTCAGATACTACGTTTTCACTAGGTCTTGCATTACCACCTACTGTATAATCATCAGTAGATTGGCAAATGAATGTCCAGTTGTTAAACACAATACCATCAGTGAACCTTTTTTCAGGGTAGTTGTCTATGAATGCTTCTTGCGAAGAGAAGACACTTTCCCCACCTAAATCTTTTAATAGTATTTGCAATCTACCTGTACCGTTTGCAATGTCTTGTTCGTGAACATAGGACATCACTTCGTTACTTGGAGATGTTTGCATAATACCCACAGTAATGACAGCACTAGTATCATAGTCTTGAGTTCTGGTGTGCTTACCATTTATTCCTTTTACTAATCTAAAAGATGGGGAATTTCTTTTTATTGTTATTGCATCCCAACCAATCACTTTATAACCTGAAATTTGAAACTCTACTTGAGACGGGTTGTAAGTGTAAACATCCACGGCTTATACTCCCACTCTTTCTAACACTTGTTGAACGTAAGGTAAGCCTGAAAGTAATAAATCTGCTGCATCTAATAGTGCAGTTTGCCTATCGTTACCACCGACATTTATTTCACCTGAGTCTGCCCTGAGAATCCAAGTTTTATTATTGTTATCTGTACCAAACGATAGTTCTGGTATATCTTCAATCCATACCGTTGGGGAGAAGAAGTATCCTGTTCCACTTGCATCCCTAATCATTAGAGGGAACTTACCCATACCTGTCACATTATCTAACTTACACAGTCTAGTGAAGGTGTTATTGGCGGGGCTTGCTTGTAATACAGTTATCTCAACAGTGAAAGTGCTATTAACTACCTTCTTTCTTTCCACCATCCCATCAGTGGATCTTACTGTAATATTTGTAACTAAATCTTTTTTAACTTTAACGTATGTACCTTCTGATAATCCTCTGACTTTGTAGAAGCCGCCAATCAGAATATCCACATCGTCTGAGTTATATTCACAGAAATCCATAAATGTTCCTTAAATAAAAAGAGGGAGCGTTATGCTCCCTCTCATCATGCTAACCAGCGAGCTGGAACAGTTACACCCATTGCAGTGAGTGTGTTTACAATTTCTTCTGGTATTCTTGCACTACCACCAATGTTAGACTTCATTTTCCTTGTATAAACTACCCAACTACGACCTTCTGTACCGTCTGTAGAAAAGCTCACTTCTGGTTCATTTTCAATAAAGCTTTGAGACCCTGAGTAGTAAGTGCGACCAGTAGTGTCCACTAGAGTAAAATCTGCCAACCAATCTAACTTGTTAGTTGCATCTGAAAAGCTGTTAAACCAACTGGACATAAAATCATTAGATGCTGTTCCTTGGTGTAAATTAACAGTCAACATACCAGAAGAGTTTTTACGGGAAACAAAAAACCCTGTATCGTCTCCACCGTTTACCATAGTAGTACGAGGTACTGGACGTGAAACACTTACCATACTACCATCTTGATACCCACTTACAATGTGAGGCGGTATTGACGGCTGGTACGGCAGAGTAATTACCAACAAAAGTTCGTCTGGGCTATATGCACCCAAATTTGTATCAGTCATTATTTATTCTCCAATTAGTGAGTAAGAGTGCCTTCAATTACAACTTTAGACACTTCACCTTGGAAAGTAGCTCGGAATTTAAATGTTCCAAGAATACCAAGAATTTTGTCGTTATTAGTGATTGTAGCCAAGTCAGGTGGAGTTACAGTGTAGTCTGGGTTGATAGCACCATTTGCTGCTGCTGTCGCAAGAACAGAATTCATTTCATTTACAATGATCGTGATACCAGTGTTATTAAAAGGAATTTTATTCAGATTAACAAGGCGACTGAAGATAGCTTCTTGCATACGTGCATAAATCCAATCGATAATCATAATTTCAGAAATGAAATTACCGTTCGCCATCCTACCTTCACGGAAAACATTAACTCCTGAGATTCGAGTGTATCTATTGCAATTTTTAGCAACAAGATTGTTATACTCAGTATCAGTAAAACTATCAGGAGAAAGACCTGAAACACCTTTAAAATTCCAGCTAATACTACCAATGGTATACGGGAGACATTTACCGACATACGAAGACTCTGGGTATTCTGTATCAGCAGAAGAGTGGTAAACTACAGCAGTACGTTCGTATTCAGATTGTGAGAGTACACCAGCAATATCTGTAAGTGTTGCTGCTTTAACGTTAGGGTCTTGTGTGGCAGTGAAGAAAGTCTTTCTACGTGATTCAATGAAATCAGCAAATTCTTCAACATCGTCAGCATCGTGAGTTTCAATTAAACCAACATACCATTGATTATTAGCCATCTCAACAGCTTGACCAGCTTCTGTCAATGTTTCAGAAGAAGTGGAGTTTTCAAGAATAATGTTTTTTGAGGTCTTTATTGACCAAGCAGTACCTAGAACAGATACAGCACTAGTGAATGTCCCATCACCGTTGTTTACAAATGAGATACCAGCCTTAGGGGCAAGATCGTATGCTGATTTAATACCAGCAACTACGTTTGCAGCAGAGTTACCACTAACCGCTGTGTAAGAATATGCTGTACCGTTAATAGTTACTATGTAAGATTGTCCTACTGTCACAGTAGGAACAGTACCTTCCACTTCGTCAACTTGTCTACGACCTACTACAATTTCAGGTACTTTTCTTGTACCAGCAGAGAAAATATTATTTGCAATTTTATAAACATTAGAAGTGCTTGCAAAATCAGTACCTACTGCACTAATGCTACTGTATGAACGGATGCGTTCTGGAAACGCTGTGTGTGACGCAAGAATCAAAGGAATATTAAACGAAGCAGTTTCAATCGCTTGTGATTCTCGGCTAATACTAATCTGTACAATTTTATCTAATTCAGACATTGTATTTCCTGTTATGAGTTGGGTATTGTGAACGTTATTTGATTATTTGTGTCTTCTACTATAACCTGATTAACAGGTAATACAGTTTCTGAATAACCCACCATCAGGTGGAATACAGCATTGAAGTTAGAATACTCTACCCACTTCTCACCATCTCGGTAAGGTATTCTACGAAGAGATGTTTTTCGTAACACTTTTATATTTTGTTTAATCGATTCATCGGTGTAGTTTGCACCATTCTTTAGCCTTGAATAAAAACTAAATGCAACTTGTTGTGCTGTGCTACCTGTGAATGACAAACCAATTTGAACTTCCATAGGAACAATAGTAGTGATTTTACCAGCTTGGTCCAACCTACCACTTTTCTGTGCCATACCTACCTGAAAAAATTCTAAAACGTTTACTGTTAGGGATGTTCCTGCGGGAAGCTTTTCGTCTTGATGTGAGTTTCTTACAATAGTGTTTGGGTATTCGGTAAGACAGGATTTAACTATCTGAATAATAGAGTTTCTTATATCTGTGTACATTTAAATACCCTAGGATGTCAACGATACACGGATTGCGTAAAACTTATGATGATCTACAACACCAACATCCCAGACGTCTACTTTACGAATCTCGTAAGTATCACCGTTCCACACAAACGTATCAGCCTTATACCCGTCAACCCCTTCCCTCTTCGTCCTAACAAGAACATCTGTATACCCTTTACACCAAGATTGTGTTCTATCGCCTTCCGGCATTTGTAACACTTGATTAGGTGTCATCGGTTGAACTGTTGCTTGTATATTTATTGTTGTAGGAGTAGGTTCTATGTAATTACCATTCTCGTCATAGGGATTAGGTAAATCTGTTGGGTAGCGAGTAATTGTGTAGGATCTTTTCGGTACTAATTGTAAACTAAGCATTATCGTACCTTCGTAGGTCTGTTACGCATTTTATATCTGGAGTGCTTCTTTCTTGACTTACCGATTTTAAACTTAGAAGAGTTCATCATTTTCCCACTATCTACCAACGGGTCATTAAAGCCCTTTATTATTTGGGTAGATAATGCGTTGGGAGGAGAAGACCATTCTGATATTATTTGTTTTAAATCTTCAGAAGCAAATTTACCAATCTGTGAATAAGCAGCATTTACTGTAAGCTTACCAAGCATTATCTTTTGTAGAAGTTGGCTATACATCTTTAAATAAGGGGAAGATTTTAAAGCCCTCAATAGTCCAACGTGCATAAATGGTCTTGGTGGAATTCTTTGCTCAGGACTTCCGTTATCTTGTATTGCAGCAACGTTAGCTACTTGCATACCATCTTCATAGAAATCTTCTGCGAAGTAACCAGTCCTTACTTCATTATCTGCACTAGTCTGTAACCTATTTATAATCTTATCTAAGGTGAACTTAGTCCTAGTTACAGATATTGAGGTTTTCATAGAATTTCTGACATTTGCAATAATTATAGAAGTAACGTACTGCTGCTGTTAGTGCTGGTATCGGCTTATCAGGATCACTAAAACTTGAATCAATATCTGAAAGAGATGTACCAGCAGAGTAAGGCATTACACCATTTGGTATCTTACCTTTAAAACCAGCAATAAGTGTTTTTAACACTTCTTTGTAGTTCTTACCAGCTTCGTTCCAAATCTCTACTTCACCAACATATTCTCTATTGTTTCTACAAGCCATGTAAAAAGCAGCAGCTTGAGCACATTCTTGAACAGCGGAATCTACATTATTACTGAATTTTGAAAGGGAGTCTGAAATCTCTTCATCTGACAACACAGGGTAGAATGGATTTACAGGAGTATCACCGTATCTCCATCTGACTTGTTCAATTAACGTAAGAGCCATAATTGTCCTCAAAAGAGGGCGTTATGCCCTCAATGTTAATTGTCGCCAACCAACATAAATGTTAGTTTGATATTTCCGTTTACCAACAAAGCATCGTTACCCTTCTGATTTGGATGGTAACTTCAACTGGGACGAGATTGGTCAAGGTCAAATTCCTGAAACTCTGACTTCAGTACGTTCTCGTAAGATGAAGAAAATCGGTGATGCTTACAAGCGCTTG